ATGAGAGATGTGCATGATAAGATTCTAGATAATCCAGAGGTAGCAGCAGATATGCTGACTATGCTTGCAGGATTAATTCTATCTACAACACAAGGTAATGCTAAAGAAATATTAGATGAAGTTATAGTAGCCAGTGCAATGCACGAGTTCGACAGTGGAGTTAAGGGAATCCTCAATGAAAAATAATACAGATGCAGAACAAATAACAGATGAATTATTAACAATTTTATTTAAGAAGCATGCTGACTACGGTCCGTTAAACATAGCCCATGCCCCAGGCGGGGCAATGAATGGGCTGCGTGTCCGTATGCACGACAAGTTAGCCAGACTAAATCATCTGGTAGATAAGGGCGACACGCCCAACTATGAAACAGTAGAAGATACCCTAGTAGACCTGGCTAACTATGCAATAATCGGACTATTGGTACAACGCGGACAATGGGAAGGCATTCCTAGCAAGGAATAAAATGGATTATATAACTGAGTATGAGTCTGTTGTTACTAACATTGCTTCCGAGTACCATAAAAAATACCCTATGGTAGAGACACAGGATATATCTCAGATACTTTGGATGTGGTTCGTTACTCATCCATCTAAATATAAAGAGTGGTCAGACCTTGAGCAAAAGGATAAAGATAAACTTATAGCCAAGTCGCTTAGAAATGCAGCAATTACTTTCTGTGAAAAAGAAAAAGCAAAGGTAGTTGGCTATGAGTTCCTTGACCTTTACTACTATGACGCAACAGTTATAGAAGCATTCCTTCCTTCAATCATCTCTGAATCATATGAGATTCCATCTAAGATTAAAGACCTTAACTTTAAGTTTGGTAAAGGTGAAACAACAGATGGTAATAACTGGCTAGTTCTCAGGTCAGACATAGCATCAGCATACTATCAGTTAGCAGAGGCTAAACAAAAAATTTTAAAAGTTAGGTTTTCAATGGAGAACTGCGAGTGGGATGTAATTGCACAGGAGATTGGTTCCACTCCAGAGGGAGCACGAAAGAAAGTACAGCGTGCTATTAGTTCTTTAATTAGAAATCTTGGTGGCTATCGTCCTTCTATGGAAGAAGACAGAGTAGAGATTGATAAGCCAGATGACTCAGAGTGACAAGGACATAAGAGATTTACTGCACCCTACGGACTATAGCAAGTCTATGGATTTACGAGGGCAGAAGTTAGGTAACACCTGTGTCTGTGGCTGTGAGGTATTCATTGCACTCGTAGCATTTGACGAAAACAAAGAGATATGTTTTTATTTTCTTGATGGTGAGTGTGCAAGTTGTGGCTCTATGGTAAGCCTTCCATATCCAGATGATACAAATGAAGAGGACTGCGAGTAAATGGAAAAGACATTACGGATATTAAAACAAGAGTCATACCTTGATGGGTACACAGATGCTAGAGAAATGATTGCAAAAGATATAGAACTAGCACATCAGCAATTAGATTGTTGTCAGGTAGCAGTAGCCGTATGCTCTTGTGAGATGGCAATTAAGATAGCCAGAGGTGAATGGAAAGTAGAACAACCTATTCCATGGGAAGAAGTAAAGAAGGAGTTGAATCTATAATGCCATTATATGATTTTAAATGTGATTGTTGCACAGAAGTAATTGAAATTAACGAACCAATACCACCAGCATGTGGGACTTGCGGTAATTTAATGGTGCGTATATGGTCGGCACCAGCAATACAATTTAAAGGTTCAGGCTTTTACTCAACAGGAGGATAAATGTCAGACTACCCTCGATGGGAATCAACACCAGCATGTGCAGGAACAGACACAGAGTTATGGTTTAACGAGGATGACGAGCCAGGATATAGAGAGAAGAATTTATTACAGAAGATTTGTGCAGGTTGCGAAGTACGCAATCAGTGTTTAGACTATTCATTACGGCACAGTGTTATGGGATACTGGGCAGGTACTACACCTAGAGAGAGGCAACGGTTGCGTAAGAAGTTAGGTATTGTTTCAGAACCTATCTATAGCGCATGGGATATAGCGTGATAAAAACATTGTACTCTTTAACACCACAAGAAGAAGCCATTGCAGTTGAAGTAGGTTATCAAAGACAAAAGCCATATCTTGGCGACCCTACTCGCAATGTAAATTATTCAGAGGGAGATTTGTGGGAACTGTGGCAACATGCTGTTGCTGCTGGTAGTGAGTTGGCTTTTGCCAGAATGATTGGCAATACAGATTTTGTTCCTCACTTTAATAAATGGAAAAGTGAATTAGATATTCCTGGTCTTGGAGAAATCCGTTATACATTTAGTGACCAGCCTAAATTAAGATACACAAATAGAGATAATGATTCAGATGTATACATACTAATGACTGATGGTATGCGTCATAAAACTAGACGCACTGGACCAGACTGGCTAGGTGTTCCATACAAAGCGGTTGGATGGTTATATGGTAGTCAATGTAAAGTAGATGCATTCAAGTACAATGAAAAATCTTGGTACGTTCCCGCAACCCAACTATCATCAATGAATACATTACCTTTGGAGTACAATGTCAAAACTATCTGACTTTGATATTGACCTATCAGTTGGTCATGACGGAGAAAATTTAGTCAAAGAACTACTCACTGGTGGTAGAACCATTGAAGTAAAGACAGATTTAAAATGGAAAGATACTGGCAATGTTTATATTGAAACAGTATGCTGGTCACACAACAAAGAAGAGTGGTACCCATCAGGGCTATCAACTACAAAGGCTGAGTACTGGGCATTCGTATTAGAAGGGGCAGTAGTGATGGTACCTACTGAAACTCTCAAGACTATTGTTACTATTAGAGGCAGGGCTATAGCCTGCAACATCCCACCTAATCCATCTAAAGGCTATCTAATTAAGATTGAGGATATACTTAATGGGATAAAAGGTTTCTAGGAACCACCTAGAAAACAGAAAAACCCCCGCTCTGGTATGGGGAAGACCAGGACGGGGGTTATCTGCTGTCTACGGGGCGACTAGACCCCTTAAATCGGTATTATTCTGAGCCTATTCCGTATTGCTTTTCATTCTTATCTGCCCATTTAGCCAATGGGGCAGCCAATGCGCCGATTAGTACTGCGTATTCTGGGCGCATATCTGTGAGTAGAGCAATACCCATAGTGATAGCAGAGGCAAAGACTGCACGAAGATAGGACTTCATTGCTGCAATCTCCTTGGCGCTGAACTTAAATACGTTCTTCATTTATTCTCCTTCTTAGGTAAAGGTTTAGGAACCTTAGCCTTTACTTTATTTACTAGAGTCGGCTCACCTAGCCATGGGAACCATGGTGATGTGTCGTTTCCACAAGTATCCTTGATGGAAATATGTATGTGTTTATTGTGCGGATTGGAACCCGTATATTCTCTATCACCTTTTTCAGATGACCAGATTTTTCCTTTAAAGATTAAATACTTAACACGTCTATCAGACTTAAGATGTTCATAGACTTCGTGGCAGTTAATGCCACCCAATGTATCGTGCGTTAAGTCTACTGCAAATCCACTATTGTGGTCTGAGTTAGGGTTCTGCTTGATGTGCTCTTTAGATGGAAGCAGACCGTCAGATGCCTTCAGCCTCTTCGGTCTCAACGCTGTTGCCTGTCGAAGCACAGACTTTGCAGCAGGAGTCGCAGTCTTGGCAATAATCATTGTCCCTCATTTCTTCTGCATCATAATCTGATATAGAATTTCTACTTTTTCCTCAAGCCTAATGACAGAATCTTTTAAACTTGTTCCAGAATTTGGTTTAAGTTCATATAGATAATGTTTAACTAGCCATCTTACTGAGCCAGCAAATGCTGTGACGATAGCAATGATGGCAACAAGTAGTGATGCCCAGTTAGCAAATGTCATTATACTGTCCTAATAGTTATCTCAATGACCCCGCCAAACCCATCAAAGCGCTTGTCGGGTGGTGTCATACGGGTGAATGTTACTTCTTCTATGATTGCTTGACGTGACTCTGCGGTAGATAAATCTTGCCAAGTAATAACGTCACCAGATTCTTCAATCTCTTCTAGTAGCGCAATACGGGTAGATGCTCTGCCCTCATAGCCAATCATTGTGTTGTATCTATCTGTCTCTACATCAAAGCAGTAGACAGGAAAGCGCATTACGCGCTGACGTGGTGTAGCAATAGTTGCCTTTGCCTGATAGCCCTTAAATACAGGACCCTTTGTATTGTCATCTGCATCACGACTTAAGACAAACTTGTAAGCAACATACTCTTGAGCAGTTGCGGGTGTAGATGTGGTTACTTCTACTGGAGTAATGTCTGCATCGTATGTAATGTGGTCATACTCTGTGCCGTTCTTATCTACAGTTTCTAGTACCATAGAGCCATAGGTAAAGTCACCGCGTCCAAGAAGACGCTTGAAGTTTTTAGGTTCAAGTGTTCCGTAACGGATGTTACCTGTGGTTATGTAGCCAGATGAAATCAATGTGCTGGCATCTTCAATGTAGATATAGCCATCAGTTGAATTAGCGTATGCAGTACAGAATGCAATTCTGTCTCGGACAGATGGGTCATTGTTTCCAATGAATGCACAAGATGTAGTCTTATGTCCTGATACACCAGAGTAATAAACATCATTTGCGTAGGCAAAGCGTAGAGTTTCTAGTTCATTACCTAGGTCAATACGGATAAGCCCTGGCTCACCAGCCACAGAGGTGGCACACCATACATAGTGGTCACGAGCAGCAAAGTCATAGCAAGGCTGAGTTGTTTCTACAATCAGCGGACCATAGTTAATTGAACCATCTTGGTCAGATACCACTGCAGCACGGATACCTTTGTTAGTACCAATCATCATATAACCAAGGTAGTAGTAAATCTTGTGGATAATCTCGCCTACTGGCATCTCTGCTGCTGTTACTGCAGATGTCAGTGTTGGCATTACACCAGCAGTTGAAAGAGTAAACTTCTGGATAGAAGATTGTATGCCGTTATATCCAGCGATATAAATGGCAGGACCAGATGCTGTAATAGATGTGTATACGTGAGTAGTTGATGGGTGTGTGAATACTAGGTTGGGTGTAGACGCTGCTGCTGTTGCAGATTCATATACTTTATTGTCAGCGCAGATAACTAAGCGGTCTTTGACATACTCCATAGTGGCATTAGAAACTACCTGTGAGTTATCAAATACTTTAAATTCATCTGCAGTACTAGCACTTGAACCAGTCAGTGGCTTACCGTATACAGTAAATTTTGTGCCAGCAGATGTTACGTTAGTAGCCCAGTATGCTTTAGTACCGTCATCACAGGCTGCATAGACTGGATAGACACCAGCACCAGCGTTGTAATCTACAAAGTGAGTTACTGTTCCGTCTGCTGCAATCTTGTCTAGGTCGTATCCATCGTGTAGCAATACGCCCTTTGTTGTGTTCCACATAATGGAACGCAGTTGTTGGAATGCACGACCATTAGATTCAACTGAACCAGTTGTGTTGTGCCCTTGAGTGCAGGAGTTAAGTAGAGTTACCTCTCCCTTAGTCCAGACGTTAACACCTTTGCTATCAGCAAATCGGTAGTGTCCATTCTCATCAGTAGTTGCTGGGTCATAGAAATTAATGCCGTCACCCGAGTGAAATGACATCTGACTTCTAATCCACCAACCAGTGAGAGATTGCTCTCCAGGCTCTGCGCCATTATCAAACTGGTCTTTCTTAAAGGGTGCAGTCTGACGGATATATGGACGTGCATCATTGATTGCGTAGATGAATGGAAGACCACCCACTGCTACATCATAAGCAACATCAGTGTTCTGCCAGATGGCAGTAGATGAAACTACACCTACGTCAACTGCAATCGCACGTTCGGCACGACCTTCGGTAATATCACGACCAGCCACGTTACTCCTTAATTAAATGTATTTGTTTTAGTGCAGTTACCGCAGTCTTTACACATTAGCCGAGAATAGTTTTTAGTTCATCTTCGGTTAAACCGAGTCGAGCCAATAGCGCAACTTTCTTTGCTTCTTGCTCAGCCTTTGCTTCGGCATAAGCCTTAGCAGCCTTTTCAGCATCTAAGCGCGCTTTTGTTTCTTCTTTTGTTTCATCGCGCTCAATATCTACGATTTCCCCTGTTTGAATGTTGTGTGTGCGTTCTGTTATTTTCATGTTATGCCGCGCTTCCATATACATAGACTGTTCCGCCTGTAAAACTTCCAGCAAGAGTCAGAACGGAAATACTTGTTACTGCCGCGCTTCCTCTGTAAATTCCTTGAATATTGTAGCCTAGCCAAGCACCACCACCATTAACTCTTATATCTTTCCAGCCTGTAGATTTTCCGCCGTTAATATACATTGCGCCGTAAGAAGCGTTTGAACCGCTTGTGTCACCTTGTGCAAATGGTATAACTGTGTTTCCTGTTGCACTTGTCCATTGAACATTGTAATTTTCACTGCTTTGAGCATATTTTGGAGATTGTCCAGCATAATAATAATTGCTTGCTGTATCTGTGTTTATTTGAAAACAGTGAAATGGATAACTTGTTGAGTTAGTAGTTGCGCTAATAACTATAACCATAATTTTATCTATTCCGCTAATACCCGAAACAGTTGTCGTTGAGCCTGATAAAGCCGTTCCACCTGTATTAAGTAGAGAATAACTTGAACTTGCACCGCCTACAGAAGCCCATTTTAAACCAGTAGCAGTAGTAGAGTCTGCAGTAAGTACAGTATCGTTAGCACCTACAGCAAGACGAGCAACAGTATCTGCTGCAGTAGCAGCAATGATGTCACCTTTAGCATCTACAAGAGTAGGGTTAATGGCTGTAGCCTGTGTGATGTAGTCAGGATGTCCGTGTGTACCAGTACCGATTGGATACCACACATTGTCTGTAGCATCCCAGGCATAGCCTGGTCTAGGGGTATTGCTTATGGTCGCCATTAGTTATTCTCCTCTAGGTACTTAAGGTATGCCTGATAATCAGAGTTGGCTGGGTCTTTAGGAATAGAACAGACTGCACCACTTTCATCAGTGCGTCTAATCATAAAACCTTCTTCAAGTTCTTCGTATGTATATGTCATAGTATCTCCTAGAATTCTGCGCTTGCGGTCCAGTTACAAAAAACAAATCTTACTGCAGCAACTGTCATATTTGATGCTCCAGAACTTTTAATAACAAAAGCAGAATCATTTGTTCGCCAAGCATCTGCTGTATTTGCAACATAATCAGTACCATTGTTATCTGATGCACGATTAGTAGTTCCATTATATGAATAAGTTGTTATTGTTGGACTCACTCTTTTTGTTACTGCAAATTTAACTAACTGCCAAGTTTCACCAGGAATAATTGTTCCATTAGGAAACCACATTTCACCTGAGTTAGCAGATGCACCAGGGGTTAATGATTGAGCAATAGATTTTTCAAAGTACCGTTGACACGCAGCAAGTTCACCCTGGATAGTTCCAGTGGCTGTTTCAAATGGAGTGGCTACTGAACCTAGTTCTACTTGCACACCCCAAACATCAAGTGTAAAGGTGCTATTGACTGGAAGCCAAAAACGCAAACCCATATAACCAGAGTGTGTTGTTCCAATAGTTTTACCACTAATGGAAGGAACTGTTGTTGTGTATGTAAACCTTTGCCAAGAAGTTGTTATTGAAAAATTTGTATTAGCAAGGTCTGTAGAAACCGCACCGCTTGGTGAGCCGCCAGCGCCAAAGTCTTGTTCTAGATTAAGTCTTACTAAAGACATACTAGATGCTGCTTTAGCCCAGAACGAAATAGTTACTGTTTGACCAGCATAGGTTCTAACATCTTCCATACGGTTTTGGAATAGATTATATGTACCACCAGAACCAGCAACTGATTGTGCGAAGCGATAGAAAAAGGCACCTTCATATCCTGCTACAGGTGCGCCACCAGGAGTAAATGCTTGTTGGCTTACAGTACGAGTAGCACCACTTCCGTCCCAAACCACTGACCATCTATCGGCTGCAAAGGAACCAGTAGCAGGGTTACTAAAGGAAGTACCACGCTGCCATATTCTGAAGTCACCATTAATGATGGCGTTCTTACCTGCAATGTTAGGAGATACTGGACCACCACTAGCAGTCTGTGTGTCTGCCGTGTTTCTTGAACGAGCCATATTAGTTGCCTCCTAGTTGTCGTGCTTGCATTTCATCATAGGTTGACTTAAGCATCGAGGTAAATTCACCGTTGCCACGGTCAATAATGGCGTGAGTTTCTACTCCGCCTAATGTTTCGATTTCAATAAAGGTTACATTTTCCATTTTTATCTCCTATAGTTCTGCATTAAAGCCAATAAAAGCACTTAATGAGTTATTTGCTAATAGGCGCGCAGTTCTACCATTTGTTAGACCTGAAGTATTTGCTTGAAAAACGATGTTATTGTTAGGAGAAGTTGCCCCACCTGCACTTATAGTAAAACTGCTAACTGCATTAAGTGCGCCACCTATAGCCTCTTGAATAGCCATATTAGAAAAATCTATAGAAGTAGGGAAAACTCGCATATAAGAAGGTATGCTAATAGACATTAACGCTGTATTTGGTCCATCTGAATAACCTAAAGCAAATAATGTAAAAACGTTGCTAGCGCTGTTGGCTCTCCAGTAATACCTTTGGCAAGCAGCCAATTCTCCCTGAATATTTCCTGTTGCAGTTTGGAAGGCTGTGGCGTTGGAACCTGCTTCTAGTTGCATACCCCAGAAATCACAGGTCATTGTTACACCAGTTGGCATAGCAATGCGAATCTGTAAGTTTGAGTTTGTTCCAATAGTCACGCCTGACATAGAAGGCAGTGCGACAGTCATTGTGTATCTTGCCCAAGAGGTTGTAAGAGTTGCGCTTCCTACTGTAGTTGTAACAGTTGAAGAACCACCAGTTGATTGTTGATAAGCATAAACAGTTAACGCTCTTGAAGCGTCTGCTTTAGCCCAGAAAGAAAATGTAACTGTTTGACCAGATAATGTTCTAATATCTTCTAGGCGTGTACTAAGGGCTTGAATTGTATTACTTGTACCTGCAACAGATGTGTTCCAACGAAGAAAGTAAGTTCCTTCGTATCCAGCAATAGGTGCGGTTCCTGGTGTAAATGTTTGCTGGCTAATTGTTCGTGTAAAACTTGTTCCGTCTAACTCTACAAACCAACGGTCTGCAGTATATGTTGCATTTGCAGGGTTTGAGAAACTTGTGCCACGCTGCCAAATACCAAAGTCACCGTTGATAATTTTGTTTTTACCAGCAGCAAAGTTGTTAGTGTTAGCCTGGAAAGCATTGTTAACAGCAGACTGAGTGTAGGTATCAGTAGTTGCAATCTGCAGTGGGCAGATAACTTCTACAATATCTCCAGCCACAGTAGCAGTAGCAAGTGTAATACTTGTGCCGTTAGTTGCTGTGTACTCAGAACCAGAGCGAGAGAGTAGTACACCGTTAAGGAATACTTGTTCATATCCTGGGCTGTAAGCCAATGGGATTGAGTAGTCATCATTGCCTGTAAGTACTGTAGTACCTGCAGCAGGTTGTTCAGTCCAGCGTGTGACTACAGTTGTAGGCGCAGTGCCATCTGTGTCAATCCAGATTTGTCCATCTTGTGGGGATACTGGTTCTGTTGGTTGTGCAAGAGCGCCAGCAACGTTGCCCCAAGAAGAAGTTGTTCCATCAGTAGTTAAGAACTTACCTGTGTTACCAGTCTGTGATGGAACCACATATTGAGTTGAGTCAGTAGCAACCAAAGTCTTATTTGATGGAATTGTAGTTCCATTGATAGATGTAGCAGTAGCCACACCAAGCACAGGAGTAATCAGAGTTGGAGTGTTATCCATTACAAACTTAGAACCAGTACCAGTCTGAGATGCAACAGATGTTACATTACCTACAGATGTGATTGGACCAGTCAAGTTGCTTGGGGCAACTACTGTTGTATCTACATAGTTCTTAGTTGCTGCATCTTGTGCAGATGAAGGGTCTCCAAGACCAGTTACTTTGTTGGTACCCATTGCTAGGTTGCCAGTCATTGTTGAGCCTGACTTAAGAACTACTGTGTCTGAGAAGTTTGCTGTATCTGCAAGAGCAGCAGCAATCTCATTAAGAGTATCAAGTGTTGCTGGAGCACCATCAATAAGGTTGTTGATTTGAGTATCAACATATGCCTTTGTTGACGCATCTGTATTATCTGTAGGTGTAGCAAGGTTTGTAATCTTCTGGCTATTAGCAGATACGCTGCCAGTAGGAGCAGCCATCTGGTCTAGACGATTTGTACGAACCGCTGTATTGAAATCAGAAATGGTAGATGCTGTCTGTGTTCCTGTGTGGTTAGCACGGGCTAGTGGGTCTGTAGCCAACTTAGATAGTTCAATACCTGCAGCAGTTGCAATATCAGCATTGACTACTGAGTTAGTAAGGTTAAGTTTGCCATATCCAATTTGAGCAGATGTATTAATATCAGCATTAACAATAGTGCCATCTAGAATCTTGGCAGATGTTACTGCTCCGTCTGCTAGGTCTCCAGCAACAATAGTGCCATCAGCAATCTTAGCCGAAGTAATCGCGCTATCAGCAATATCACCAGTAGCAATAGTTCCGTCAAGAATCTTTGCTGAGGTAATTGCTCCATCGGCAATATCTCCTGCAACAATTGTTCCGTCTGCTATCTTTGCGCTAGTAACTGCTGAGTCAGCAATCTTTCCTGTGGTTACTGCAGTTGGGGCTAGTTTGCCCTCTGTGACTGATAGGTCATCAATCTTAGTTGTGCCTACAGCACCAGTTGCAATCTTACCGCTTGTGATAGCAGAGTCTGCAATGTCGCCAGTAGCAATTGTAAGGTCTGCAATCTTGGCAGATGTAATAGCGCTGTCAGCAATCTTGGCTGTTGTAACGTTAGCATCTGTAATCTTTGCAGTTGTTACAGCGTTAGATGCAAGCATTGTAGTTGATACGTTGCCAGTGCCAGTTGATAGAGTTACGTTAGCAATAGTCAACCCGTGAGCAGTTGTAGTATTTTCAATATGATTATTGGCTTCACGGTAGTCGCGACCAATAGCCATATGACGAACTACTGCACCAGCAGAGTGAGTCTGACCAGTAGAGCCATCAATACCACGAACGATAGTTAGTGTGTTAGTACTGACGGCGGTGACATCTACAATTTCTTCAAGTGCTGTATCTGGGTCAATTACTACTGTAAAGGTTTCACCAGCGGAGATTGTTACACCACCTAGTAGGGCAGAACCTGACACAACAGTGGCAGATGTACCGCTTGATGTGAGTGCACCTGTCAGCGTAGTTTGCTGAGAGCGTGAGGAGTATTTTCTAGTTGTCATTCAGGTTCCTTATCTACCGTAATGAGCGCGGGGCGGATACTGTTGTTGTTGCGATAAAGTTTCTTCTGCTAAACGCTGAGTAAACAAAGCGTAAATCTGTTTTGTTGCTGTCTGTGATGCACCGTATGGACGCTTGCTATCTGTCTCATCAGCCTGTGGGCTAACCTGAGCAGCACGTGCTGGGTCAAGGAATGAGAGCAAACGATAGATAGAGCCAAGAACTACTACATCTTTGCAAGACTCTGGTAGTCCAGTCACTGTTGTAAAGACATCAGTGTTAGCACTAAACGCTGCTGGGGCTGTTGCATAGGTAACCTTGACTGTTCTGCCAGGTGTAATGTAATCACCAATAGTTACTGTCTGTGCTCCCGCACCCCAAGTGGCAACATCTGGAAACGCGTCAAAGTCAAATCGCTTAACGCGAATCCATTCTTTAGATGGTCCTACTTCTTGCCAGTGCATTGTAATAATATTTTGTATGTTTAAGTTATCTAATTCGTATGTAGTTACTGCAGCATTGTATGTAAATGTAGTCTGCTTAACAGCAAAGATGCTGGCTCCGATTGCTCGGATTGTGTCATTGATAGCACGCTTTACTACAAAGCGTGGGAATGTAGGAGCAATAGTTACTTTGCTATCTGCTGTGTGAGTTGCTGCTGTTGTGCCTAAATAGCCACGTCCGTAAGGAGCAACTGTTGCTGTGTTAGCGACACGGTCATATGAATCTACCCATAGCAACTCTTCGTCAATCTCAACGATACCCTTGCCCAAAGAGTCAGTAGAACCTAGGCTAAGGACTAGCGGAGACGCAGAGGAAGAAGTAGTTGTTGTTACGGCAGAAGACAGATAGGTTGTGCGGTCTTGCTGAAATGTATAACCAGATAGATTAATGAGAACTTCATCAATCATATTAGATAGGGTAGTCATTATAGAGTCCTTAATGCGTCAACCGCAGATTTGCCAGTAGTTCCAGCAAGTTCATTGCAAACACCATTCAAGTCTTTAAAGGCTGATGGCTGGCGAGATGAACTAACTTTGTAGTTAAGTGCACCAATGATGCCCTTACCTGCAGTTCCAGCCCACTTGTTTGCAGCACCCTGCTCATCAAGAAACGCAGTTCTTACAGGATATGTTCCGCCATTAGCCAGACGATTAAGTTCGGCACATAACGTACTACCAGCAGTACCAGGCATTATTCTCTCCCTTTAGTCATTGCATTGTAATAATGTTCATCAAACGAGAACCGTTTCATATGTGGCACGGTTGCTCCCGTGTCACACCAGACCTCTACGCCAGCCTTATCGCATAGCGCAAAGAAATATATATCTTCACCAATGAAAGTCTTTTCAGTTCCAGCCTCTGCAAACATTGCTACGTCAGGAACATTCTCGACTATTTTTTCTACAACGCTTCTGTGCATAAGGACAAAACCCATACCAGCAGCGCTGACTTTTATAAACTTATCTTTAGGTAACGGATGTATAGGAGAGATACCTATAATCCCGTCTTTCTCTGCAAACTGAAATACTGTTGGTGTAGGAACCATTAAAGGTTCCTCTGGGTTTTTAGTTGTAAAGTAAACGCCAGTAACAATAGGATGCTTCTTGGCATCCTTCTTGTTCCACAGTCTTAAGAAGTTTTCTGGACTGATTACTACATCTGAGTCTACCCAGAGTAGCCAGTCCGATTTGTTCTTTTCGTACCAATATCTAATAACGTACTCACGTTGCCTAGCAATCTGATTACCAGAACTACGGATAGTTGATTCAAACTTTATACCTGACTTAAGGAGTACATCTGTAACTCCCTGCATAAACTTGCCATCAACCATTCCGTTATCGCACCAAGCGATAGATACTGTCTCTTGCATTGTCCCCTGCTTTC